GCCCCCCCTCCCACCCCCGCCAAGCCAGCCTCGCCACCGGCCTCGCCCGCTCCCACGCTTGCCCCGCCGCCGGCTCCACCTGCGAGACGAGCCACCCCGTCCGCCAAGCCTCCTACGTTCTCACCCCCCGCGCCAAACCTTTCCGCAGTCGCAGCGCGAACACGACCAAAACCACTGGCGTCTCCGCCCCTGCCAAAATCGCCACCAGCGCAGACCGCCAATCCCACTCCGGCCGTGCCGTTTAGCGCTACAACCACACCGCCCGCATCACCAAGCGGCGCACCTTCATCCGCCGCACCACCCCCGCCCCAGCCCCAACCCGTAACCCTCTCCGGAGACATCGTCCTCGACGGCGTCCGCCTGGGCCGCTGGATCGCCAGCAGCCTTGCCCGCCAAGCCAGCCGCCCTCCCGCCGGTCCCACCGGCCCCGACCCCCGCCAGACCCCCCTCTGGTCCGGCCAAGCACAAGGCTACTGACAATGTCCGATTTCAGCCTTACCCTCGGTCCCGTCGCGTTCGCCGGCTTCGAACTGCCCAGCTCGATCACCGTCGGCGGTCGCCAGCGCCTGGCCATCCACCGCCTGCCCGGCGGAATCCGGATCATCGACGCCCTCGGTCCCGACCCGGCTGACATCGCTTTCTCGGGCATCTTCACCGGCCCAGACGCGGCCGATCGCGCACGCCTGCTCGACACCCTCCGGATCGCCGGGGCCACCCTGCCCCTCGCGTGGGACGCGTTCACATACACCGTCATCCTCGAACGCTTCGAGGCCGATTACCGCAGCCCCTGGTGGATCCCGTTCCGCATCTCGTGTACCGTTCTGCGTGACGAGGCTGCAGAGCTTATCACGAGCGCAGCCGCCTTGTTTCCTACCGTGACGGAAGACCTTCTCACCGCCGGCAGCGTCGCTACTGCTGCCAGCGCCGCCGTCGTACAGACCGGCGCAACCACACCCGGCACACCCGCGAACGCCGCTGCCCGTAACAGTCTGAACGCCACACTCGCCTCCATAGACAGCCAGACAGCCACCGCCAGCAGCAATCTGGGCAGCAACGACTTCAGGTCTGCCGCAAAATCCGCCGGCCTACTCGCGCGGCTCACCGCCTCCCGCGCCTATGTCGCCCGCGCCGCCCGTAACCTGACGGCGGGCGCGTGATGCAAACTCTCATCGTTGCAGGCGGCAACCTCTTCCAAATTGCCGCAGCCCAACTCGCCGATGCCACGCAGTGGATCCGCATCGCCCAGCTCAACAGTATCACCGACCCAGTTCTATCCGGGCTGACAACGCTCCAGATACCCGATCCGGACCCGACCGCTGGGGGCGGCATTGTCCAGCAGTAGTCTTCGCACACCCACCCTCACCGTCTTGGCCGCCGGAACGCCACTGCCCAATGTCATAGATGCCGATATCTTCGACAACGCGCATTTTGCAGCCGCTCGCTTCCGCCTCCGCCTCGCTCTTGACGCCAGCACAGCTGCCACTCTCCTTCAGCCCGGTGCCGTGCTCGATATCCAGGTCGGCCTTGACGGTTCTCCCACCAGCCTTCTTCAGGGTGAGGCGGACACCGTCCGCATGGATGTGCTGAACCGGACCGTCGAGATCGACGGTCGTGATCTCACCGCTCGCCTCCTCGATGCCCGGACGCAGGAAACGTTCAGCAACCAAACAGCGAGCGAAATCGCAACCACGTTGGCCGGCCGCAACAACCTGACACCGAACGTGACTGCGACATCGACACTGGCCGGCCGCTATTACGAAACGGAGCATGATCGCCTCACTCTGGGACAATACTGCCGGTCCACGACCGAGTGGGACCTGCTGACCTTCCTGGCCGCTCGTGAGGGTTTCGAGGTTTTCGTGTCGGGACAGACCCTGACATTCGCCCCGTTGCCCAGCGCGGCTCCGGCCCTGATGCTGACCCCGAATGACTGTATCACCCTCGATCTGGAGCACTCGCTTACCCTCGCCCGGGATATCGAGGTCACGGTGAAATCTTGGAACAGTCGCCAACAGTCGTCTTTCAGTCAGACGGCGCGCACGACCGGTCAGGGACGTCGCGGCGGCACACCACAGCATATCGTCGTGGTGCGGCCCAACCTGACGCCGAACGATGCACAGACACTCGCAGACCGTATTCTTGCCGACCTCTCCGCTCATGAACGCATCGTCAGCGCGGAGCTCCCGGGTGAAATAGCCCTCAATCCCCGGTCTCAAATCGTGCTGACCGGTACGGGTACCGATTTTGATCAGACCTATTACGTCGCCGAGTTGGACCGCCATTTCAGCGTCGATCACGGTTTTACCGAGCGGTTGCGGCTAAAAAACCTTCTCCCCGGCAACACGACGACTTAGGAGGCCCCTTGGACAGCCTGCTCAATGCGCTGAAGGCGCATGGCGCCAATCAAGACCAGGCCGTCGGAGCCCCGCGCTTCGCGACCGTGACCTCTGTTAATCCAACGGCTGCGAGTGCCCGCGTCACACTTCAGCCAGAAGGCGTTCTGACCGGTTGGCTGCCGCTGCTCACGCCGTGGGTTGGCAACGGCTGGGGTTTGGTATGCCCCCCGTCACCGGGTGATCAAGTGCTCGTCCTGCCGCAAGAGGGAGATGCAGAGCAAGGCCTCATCATCGCCGCGAGTTGGTCCACCCAGACGACGCCCCCTGCTGCACCGCCCGGTGAATTCTGGCTGGTGCATCAATCAGGCAGTTTCCTGAAATTGCAGAACGATGGAACCATTCAGATCAAGGGTGATCTCCACGTCGCCGGTGACGTCTACGACCAGCACGGTCCCATGAGCTCGCTGCGGATGCACTACAACGGCCACGTTCACCATCCATCGACAGTCACAACGAGCCTACCAGACTGATCAAGTCGGGCTATGCACGCAGTCTTACCTACCGGAGTTCTCCATGCCGGACCTCAATCACCTATGGGGTAACGACCTCGTCCTATCGCCCTCAGGTGACCTCGCTACCACCGACGTTCCATCCCTCACCGAACAACGAGTGCTCCGCCGCCTGCTAACGTCGCAAGGCGAATACATTTGGCAGCTCGACTACGGTGCCAGCCTCTCAACCTATGTCGGCCAGCCGGGCGCCGCGCTCGCCATTGAAGCGGCGATTCGGGGACAGCTCTCCAAAGAGCCGGCAATAGCTCGATCACCCGCTCCCACAATCGACCTCACCCCCGACCCGAGTGGCAATCTCTACGTCCAGATCCGCTACGCGGACGCTGCCACCGGACAGACCGGCATCATAAGCTTCACCTCTTGAAGCCCACCCCCATCCAGGTGGTATCCAATGCAGTTGCCCCTCCAGAATTTCACCACTCTCGTCCAAAACATGGCCGCCAGCGTCCAAAGCAGCGCGCAGGCTTTACTGGATCTGACCGTTGGCAGCGTCCTCCGCGCAATCCTCGAAGCGAATGCCTCCGCGGCGCTCTGGCTACAATGGATAGCGGTCCAGGTCCTCTCCGCGACGCGTGCGGCAACCTCCACGGGGCCGGACCTTGACACCTGGGTTGCCGATTTCGGTGTCACCCGCCTGCCGGGTCAGTGCTCCACAGGCACTGTGACGTTTGCGCGTATCACCCCAGGCTTTGCGGCCGTCATCCCCGTCGGCGCACAGGTCAAAACGGGCGACGCGACCATCACCTTCGCTGTGACCGCTGACCCAACGAACCCCGCTTTCGACCCGGTGAACACGTGCTACAATGTTCCGGCACCGTCCAGCAGCGTATCCGTTCCGGTCCAGGCAATCGTCGCTGGCCCCTCTGCCAATGTGAGCGCAGGAGCCATCTCACTACTTGCGAGCGCGATGCCGGGGATCGATACCGTCACGAATACGATCGCGACGGCTGGTGGGATCAACGCCGAGTCCGACGATGCTCTTCGTGCACGCTTCGCAAACTTCATCGACAGTCGCTCGCGGGCGACACCAGCGGCAATCGCCTTCACGATACAGTCGCTGCAGCAAGGTCTGACGTATATTCTATCCGAGAACCTCGACCCAGCAGGAGCTAGCCGCCCCGGCTTCTTCACGGTCACCGTCGACGATGGCTCCGGCTCTCCACCTGCAACGACTCTGTCCGCCGTCTCCGCCGCGCTCGAAAACATCCGTCCCGTCGGAACCCAGTTCGCTGTCCAACCGCCGGCACTGCAGATCGCCAACGTCGCTCTCACAATCATGGCACCACAAACAAGCCTTGCGACCGCGCAGGCGGCTGTCGTAGCTGCCGTTACTTCCTATGTCGCCTCCTTACCGATCGGCGGGACGTTACCGCTCTCCCGGCTAGCGGCGATCGCCTATGGGGCGAGTAGCCAGATCACGAACGTCAGCGCCGTCACCATCAACGGCGCCGCGAGCGACCTCGTTCCGCCGGCCTCCGGCATCATAAAGCCCGGCACAGTGACGGTGAGCTAACATGACCGGCGACACGGCCGACTTTACCATCCGCATCAAAGCGCTTCTTCCCAGCCGCTGGTTCGGCGATACCACGCCCATACTAGACGCGGTTCTAAGTGGCTTGGCTGTCGGCTGGTCTTCTATTTTCTCCCTTCTTGTCTACGTTCGATCGCAATCGCGTCTTGCTACTGCCGGGGGTGACTTTCTCGACCTGATAAGCCGTGATTTCTTCGGACAGCGCCTGCCGCGCCGCAGCAGTGAGCCGGATGGCGATTTCCGCGCCCGGATCAGCTATTCTCTTCAGTGCGAACACGCCACCCGCAACGCCCTCTCTGCCGCACTTACAGAACTAACGGGTGTCGTGCCGACGATCTTCGAGCCAGCACGTCCCGCTGACACGGGCGCCTATGCTGGGCCGGGTTTGGCCTACGGCGCCGCCGGCGGTTGGGGTAATCTCTCGCTTCCGTTTCAAGTCTTTGTCACAGCGCAACGCCCCCCTCCCCTCGGCATCTCCACGATTGCAGGTTACGGCACACCCGGCCCGCTTGCCCGAGCGAGTTCGAGCCAAAGCGGTAGTGCGGTGAGTGATACAGACATCTACGCCGCCATCACGTCGGTGTTGCCAACCGCTTCCACCGCCTGGACAAGCATCACTAATTAAGGACTATCCTACGTGGATCGCCAGATCGTTTATGCGGGAAGTATCCCGCTCGACACCGACCTTCTGTCTGCACAGAAAAACGCGATGATCGCCATCGGTTATTTGGCGCAAGCTACGCTGGGCAGCGGGACCGTCGTGGACGGCCTCGCTTGCAACCCAACGGCTCCAGCTAGCATGACGATCCTCATCGGGCCCGGCAGTCTTGCCACCATGAGCGTGATCGACGCAACCGCCTACGGTTCACTGCCGGCCGACAGCACCGATCCGCTGGTGAAAATGGGTATCCTAACGGGAGCCACGACGTTTGCACTGACAGCACCGACTGTCTCTGGGCAGTCGATCAACTACCTCGTCGAAGCAACTCTATCTGAGACTGATGCAGACCCTGTCGTC